TTAAATAGCACCAGAAAAATAGAGCGTTCCTAAACTAATTATGGCCAGTGCAAACGCAATAGCCAGTTGTTTAAACATCCCTTTCTCACCAAAAATATCTAATCGAAAGGAACTCCAAGTAGTGGAAAAGAATGCTACTAGAACTGCTATAAGTGCTAAAATCCAGCCGATCATCCTAATAATAAGCATTTAATTAACCCCAATGAATTTTTAGCCTCGTACATATTTCCAACTATTTAAGAATTTACTGTAAGTATGTTTGCTGACTTTTTGGAATGAATAACCACCAGAGGCGAGCCGATTATGAGCATAGTGGCTTAATTTATAGGTGGTGTAATTACGACCGCCTAGCATTATATAAGCACGAATACTATACTTGTGGCCAGAATTTTTAACCTTGGTAACTGTGGATTGATATGCATCAGCTAGTGGCCAGGCTTCTACAACATGCTTGGAACTAATGGCTAAAGCTTCATGGGCTCTCTTAGAAATGTAATAACCTCGAATTGAACGAGGAACGCTCTTATACGTTTTAGCACTTGCAGGGGTTGCAGGGGAAGCGCCAACCATCATCCCGAATGACATGACCGCTAATCCCGTTAATATAGGATTTCTAAACTTCATGGTAAAACCTCCGAATCTTAGTCTATCGACTAAGTTAATTGCCAGCTTTTAGCGTCGTTGGGCATTGGACGTGTGTAATTGTCATTTTTTATTATACTATTTTTAATTGAACAATCTTAGCTATAAAATTAATGCTTAATTGTAAGCTGGGAAAAATTGATTAATTAGGCTGTAGTTTGCTAGTTAATTGTGTACATATTTTGGTTGCAAGTGTTCTGAGATACTAAGATCAGTATGATTTTTAAAAATAATCTCTATCAACTGTAATGGCGGGGATTTTTTTGACAAATGTTGGCCCACGAATGGACCCACGGTTATATATAAAGCGGGTCTATGGTAAAGTTATGCAATAAATCGGACAATTCATTGTGAATCCAATACAGAAAGCCCCTTTACTTTTACTATTAAAGTAGCGTGAGAAGTTATCAAGGGTGTGACACTTCAATATTGAGTCGTATAACCTCAAAGGTATTGGCTAATTATGTTATGATCGGTCGATTTTAAGGCGACGTATTGACGGCAATTAAATAAAGTGCTGGTTATGCCCAATACGAACCATGTTAGTTACATAGTTCGTTACTTCCCTTAAAATCGCTAAACCTAATGTTCTATTGATTATTTAGATACAACCTAGCATAATAACGTCAAAGGGAGTGAAAGAAATGAACAAGAAAGCAATTGGATTTATCATGACCGGTTTAATGGCCGTGGGCGTCGGCATGGCTGCACAACAACCACAAGCTCACGCCGCTGGTTACAAATGGGTTAAGACTAAGAACTATAAAAATATTCCATGGCACAACAAGAGTAACAAGACTGCTTACATGTACAACTGGAACCACACCAAGAAACTACACAATTTGAAAAACTATCCACATACCACTTGGTATGTAAGTAAGAGTATCAAAATGGTTAAAGGCAACAAGTCCGGTGTCTTTTATAAAGTCACTAGTGGCAACAAAAAAGTATCCGGGTATGTTTACCGCGGATACTTAGTTAAGGGTAAATATCAAGCACCTTCCAAAAATAACGATGATAATTTTGTAAGTGATAACCCTTATATCAAATCAAGTTACGTCCCAGTAATTCTTGATGTATTTAAAGGGACTAAATTTGATAATAATATGGCCAAATGGAACGCCAACTATGATCCAGAAAATCCAACCATGGACCCTAGAACGCCGGAGCAACGGGCAAACACCATAGATATTATGAATGTGCCAACCAGCGATCAAATCATAGCCTTTAAAGAACATAAAATAACTTTTAGAGAATTTCTATTAAAAGATTTAAAGGAAAAGGGCATTAATCCTGATAATTATGCCGGATATAATATTTATGCAACGGGTTATTATCCTACTCCAGATGAAGAAACATTGCCAAGTTTTTATTCAATTATGCTTTACAAATAATTAAAATTAGCAATAAAAAAAGCGCCCCAAAAGGGACGCTTTTATTTTACCACTTCCAAGATCCTAAGAAGTAACCTGATTCGTTATTACGGCCAAAACCATAACGGTGACGCTTTACAGTTTTGTTTCTTGGACTAATTTGTAATACATCAAATGAGAAGTTGTCGGGTCTTAGTCGTTTGGAACCACCAACACCTCGACCAGCTTGCGCACATGTTGTAGTAATAAATTGAAAGTAAAAAAGCCCACGAAAGTAAGCCTTACTATCCACGTTAGCTTACTTATCATAGACTTTAAAATAACATTCAAATGGTAGTATTCACCTTCGAGGTGTACGCCAATACTACAATTACATAATACCAACACCAGCCCTTAACTACAATAGTTAGGGCTTTTTTGTTTGGCTAAAGTTGGCCCATGAATGACCCACATGGAAATAGTAGATCAAATACAATAATAGTATAAACCAATGTTCTATTCAGAAAGAGGGTGAAGCGTATGAAGTCACGAGAAGATCTTTATAACTTCTTACTAACCAAACGGCCAGCAGAATTACCATTAACTAAGCATGATATTGAGTTAATCCAATCTGCTGTAGAGATCATGGAGCAAGTAGCAGCACAACAGAAAAGTATTGAGAAGCTACAAGCAGAAGACGACAGTAGAGCGCTTGAAGCTTATCAGCAGGGCAAGAAGCTAGATCGTGCCTATATTGTAAGAGGCTTGTACGACCTAAATGTAAGCAAAATGGTAATCAGTCGCCAAGCCATGAAGCTATTAAAGTTGGCTGGTGTAGATCTAGGAATAGATTTTGATAGGCCATTTATTTACTAACTTAATATTGGGAGGTTGCTGTTATGGTATTCAATGCCAAGAAGTACATCGAATCTATCTTACATGACTATCCTTATTGCGATCAGTACATTAACGATCGAGTCAAGAACATGGTTCAAGAAGCAGCAGAGGAATCATTGCGCAACAGTAACAAAGATCTGACTGAAAAGCAGATCAAAGAAGCGTTGTACGATGGGTACAAAGATCCCACGATAAAAGACCCTAAAATATGGGCTTTAAAACGTGATAACAATTTAGCAGGATTACAAGACAATCAAGACGTGATTAATGCTTGCTTGGCTGAATTAAATGAACATGATTTAAAGATTATTGCAGCGGTTTTCTTTAGTGATTATCGTACAGCCACGGAAGCAGCGGAACACTTGCATGTTTCTGGCGCAAAAGTATCACGAGTGGCAAATAAATTTATTAAAGCAGTAGCCAAGCGCAAAGGATTTGAATTATAAACTTATGATTCTGATAACAATCTAGAAAGTTTGGTGT